GGTGCATCGAGATCAACTGCGGCGGTGACCTGAACAAGTTTCATCAGGAGTATCCGGCCACACCGGACGAAGCGTTTATTGCCACAGGCGCCTGCGTATTCGACAAGAAAGCGATTGTGCTGCGGCGCAAGCAGGTACAGGACGGCCAATGGGAGCGGGGACGATTCCGGATCGAATACACCATCACCGGAAAGATCGGCGCTTACCGGTGGGAGGTGGACTCCGGAGGGCCACTGCGGATCCGGAAGCACCCGGAGGGGAAGGTGCCTTATGTCATCGGCGCGGATACCGCCGGCACCGGCTCAGATTGCTTCGCTGCCCAGGTGCTGGATAACCGGACAGGCGAACAGGTGGCGGTACTTCACCACAGGACAGGGGAACGTGCGTTCTCAGAACAGCTCTACTGCCTGGGAATGTATTACAACAAGGCTCTTGTGGGCATTGAGACCAATTACTCCACATACCCCCAGATGTGTATGCAGGAGCTGGGCTACACCAGATTCTACGTGCGAAAGGTGCTGGACGACTTCACGGGGCGGCTGACGGATGCCTTTGGTTTTCAGACCAATTCCGTGTCCCGGCCTCTGATCATCGATGGGCTGAAAGATGTGGCGAAGAACAATTTGCAGACCATAGCAGATTTCGACACCCTGGGAGAGATGCTGACCTTCGTCTACAACGAGAACTTCCGTCCACAGGCGGAAGAGGGGGAACACGACGATTTGGTAATGGCACTGGCCATCGCCCACCACATCCGCTGCCAGCAGACCACCGGGCTTCTGAAGTCCGGCTCCGGCAGCACTCACTGGACGAAGGATATGCTGGAGGATTACCGGAAGGCATCCCGGGAGGATCGGGAACAGATGGTAAAGCTCTGGGGCAAGCCCGGAGGATAAGGAGGAACCATGAGCGAAACGAAAAAGACGGGCGCCACCGACCGGCAGAAGCTGGCGCTCTGGCAGGAACGGCTGGCGGCCAGCGATAAGGTGTGGAGCGAGCAGGTGGCCAAGATGGATCAGCGGGACGCGCTGTACAACGGCAGCGACGCCATCGAAGCGCTGGTGGCGGGGGACACCCAGACCACAACCAGCCATGTACAGAACATCATTTTTGAGAACATCGAAAGTCAGATCTCCACATCGATCCCTATGCCAAAGGTGACTGCCTGCCGGCAGGAGGACGAGGGTCTCGCCCGGATCATTGAGAACATGATCCGCAACGAGCTGGACAGGCAGCCTTTTGAGATGATGAACGATCTGGCGGAACGAACGGTGCCGATTCAGGGCGGCGTGTTCTTCCTGACGGAATGGAACAACGCGGCAAGAAGCTTTCTGAGCATCGGAGAGCTGGCCAGCTCTGTGATCCATCCCAAGCAGTTCGCTCCACAGCCGGGTATTTACACGGACATTGAGGACATGGACTGGTTCATCATCAAGTTCCCAACCACCAAAGCGGCGGTGAAACGGGAATACGGCGTGGATGTCACCATGGAAGGCGAGTCGGAACCTGAGATCCGGGGTACCGGTACACAGGACAACTCCGAAGACACGGTGACAAAGTATGTGGGCTATGAACGCGGCGAGGATGGCCATATTAACAAGTATGTCTGGGTCAATGACACGGAGCTGGAAAATCTGGAAAATTACCAGGCCAGACGGCAGCCGGTCTGCGCCCACTGCGGACGGGTAAAGCCTCACGTGGGTCAGCCTATCCCGGAAGAACCGGACGCCGGTATTGCAAGCCCTGAGGAGACAAGTGCGGGGCTGAAGCTGGCGCGGCAGCTTTCAGAGGAACTGATGGTTCCGGGGAATACAGACCCTTCGGATCCGGAAATGGTGGGTTCCCTGCGGCTGACATCCGGGGCGGAGCCGGAGGTGGTCACCTATGACGGCGGCCCATGTCCCTGGTGCGGCAGCAACGAATGGACAACGGAGGAAATGCAGTGGGAAGAAGTGATCACTCCTGTGACGACCTCCCGGGGCACGAATATCCCCGGCGTGCAGATGGAAGAAGATCCGGAGACACAGGTCGTTTCGGAGGTACCCACCAAGATCCCCTTTTACCGTCCGGACATCTACCCGGTAGTGATGCAGCGCAGCGTGAGCCAGTACGGACAGCTTCTGGGTAACTCCGATGTGGATATCATTGCAGACCAGCAGAACACTCTGAATCGTCTTCATCAGAAGATTATCGACCGGATCCTGAAGGCCGGCACCCGGATCAGTCTGCCGGATGACGCGAAGCTCCGGGTGGATCCGAAGGATGGAGATATCTGGTATCTGGAGGATCCGGCAGCGAAACAGATGATTGACGTTTATGAGTTCTCAGGGAATCTGCAGTACGAGATGGCTTACAAGGCGCAGATCTACGAAGAACCCCGGCAAATGCTGGGCATCACCGACTCCTTCCAGGGCAGACGGGATCCCACGGCAACCTCCGGTAAGGCGAAAGAATACGCAGCCTCCATGAGCGCCGGACGGCTGGAAAGCAAACGGATGATGAAGAACGCGGCCTATGCCAAGCTCTTTGAAATCATGTTCAAGTTTATGCTGGCCTATTCCGACGAACCGAGGCTTGTGGCCTACAAGGATCACAAGGGTGACACGGTATACGAGGAATTCAACCGGTACGACTTCCTGGTGCAGGACGCTCTGGGACAGTGGCAGTGGAATGACCGGTTTCTGTTCAGCGTGGATACCACCGCACCACTGGCGGCGAACCGGGAAGCCATGTGGCAGGAGACGAGAATGAATCTGCAGACCGGCGCTTTCGGAGATCCGGCGGCGACGGAAACGCTGATCCTCTTCTGGAGCAAAATGGAACAGCTCCACTATCCCGGCGCAGGCTCCACCCGGAAGTATCTGGAGGAACGGCTGCAGGCACAGCAAGCCGCGCCTGTGGCGGGGACGATGACCGGAAAGGTGCCTCAGACCGGCGAGCAGATACCGTCAGGGGGACAACAGGGAATGACCCCGGCGGAAGAACCTGCGGCGCCCGTATTTGTCTGACAACCCCGGCAGAAATGCCGATGATCTCAGCGGAAAGGAGGAAAGATAATGGCAAGCGAAAACGGCTATCTTGGCAAAATCAAGAACGGCGGCACCCAGATCGTCAAGGCTCCCAACCAGACGGTGGATCCCAAGAAGGGCACCGTCAAGACCGGCACCGATCTGAGAACCGGCAAGTAAGAATCCCCGGAAGGGACTGCCTTGTGGCGGCACTAAGCCACGCAATACGCATGGAACAGCGGAAAAATCCGGGGGTGAAAACCCTAAGGAGGACATATATGGCTCCCGAAATTACAGAAGCAGCAGCGTACCAGGCATTCGGTCTGGAGATGCCGGCAGCGCAGACTGCCGAAACCACGGGCGCAAACGCGCAGGAACCCGCCCAGCCTGCGGCAGAACCGGCAGCCGATCAGGGCGCAAACGCGCAGGAACCCGCCCAGCCTGCACAGCAGCCGGAAGAAAACGATACCCCCACGCCGGAAGACGGCGGGGAGGAACAACCTTCCGATGCTCCGGCGAAAACCGAAATGGACGAGAAGACCCGCCGGGAGAATGCCGCAAAGCGTCGGCGGCAGGAGCAGCAGCGTGCCGTTGACACAGCGGTGACGGCAGCTCTCGCAAAGCAGAAGGAGCAGACCGACGCGGAGTGGAACAGCTTTTTCGCCGCATCCGGTCTGAAGAATACCATCACCGGCGAGCCGATCCGCACCCGGGAGGAATATCAGAAGTGGCAGGCGGCCTACCAGACCCAGCAGATGCAGCAGAAGCTGAAGGCCGGGGAGCTGACGCCGGAACTGATGCAGGAACTGATCAGCCGGAATCCGGCAGTACAGCAGGCACAGCAGATGATGGAACAGCAGCGGCAGGCTGAACAGCAGCAGAACGAGCAGCGGCAGCAGGAACGGATCCAGCAGGAAGTCGCTGAGATCGGAAAGCTGGATTCCAGAATCAAGACTACGGAGGATCTGGTCAATCTCCCGGAAGAAGAATTCACGGCCTTCAAGGGCTACGTGGACAAGGGTTATGGCTTTCTGGATTCCTGGCGCTTAAGCCACATGGATCAGATCGTCAACCAGAGGGCGGAACAGGCGCGGCAACAGGCCATGGCCAACGCCCGGGGTAAGGAACACTTGAGAGCCACCGGAAAGGGACAGGGCACCGGAGCAGTCAGCGTACCTCCGGAGATCCTGCGCCAGTACCGGCTCTTCAATCCCCATGCCACCGATGCCCAGATTCAGGCACACTACAACAAGAATATGAAGAAATAGGAGGAAATCACCAATGTTTACCCCTTATACAAGAGACACCGCAGGGGCACTGCCCTGGGAATACTTTCCCGCGGCAGCCGGCACTTACAAGGCCGGTCAGCTCCTGAAGATTGTCGGTGGTCAGCTCGGGGCAGTCAGCGCTGCCAGCACCACCACGCCCCCTTACCTCTGCATGGCAGACGCCACTGTGGAGGCAGGCGGCATGATCCCCGTTGTGCGGGTGAAACATGACACCGTATTTGAAACCACCCTGAGCGCGGCTGCGGAAAGCGCTGCGGCAGGCGCCAAGCTGCAGGTGGCAGCCGGCGGCCTGCAGGTCAACGCGGCAGCGGAGGGCAGCTTTGAGCTGGTCTATGTGGACGGCACCGAGGCAGGCTGCACCGTCCGTGGCCGGTTCGCGTAAGAAAGGAGAGTACATAGATGAACATTACGTTTTCTGAAGGCTCCGGCCTGAATAACAGCGTATTTGGCAACGTCCAGGCACCTATCCGGATGTTTCTGGAGCAGCGGGGTGAGGCGTTCGAGCAGCAGAGCGTCCTGAAGGATCTGTTCCTGATGGGCAAGAGTGAAAACTTCGGCGACACCTTTACCGGCATGACTGCCATGGAAGGCTTCAAGCCTGTGGGCGAGAACGGCGCATACCCCACCGACGGTATGCAGGAGGGCTACAGCAAGTTCATGTCCTACATGACCTGGAAGGACAAGTTCGAGATCTCCAAGGAGATGATTGAAGACAGCAAGCTGCTGGATCTGAAGAAGCAGCCCGCAGCCTTCATGACCGCCTACGGCAGAACCCGTGAGAAGTTCGGCGCGGCACTGTTCGCCGGTGCGGTGCAGGGCAAGACCCAGATCAGCTTCGCCGGCGCAAGCTTTGACGCCACCACCGCCGATGGCAAGCCTCTGTTCCACGCCGGTCACACCGCAAAGGTGAAGGGCAAGGCACAGACCAACCTCTTCTCCAACACCTTTGGTGTGGACGCGCTGGGCAGAGCGGAGACTGCCATGCACCTGTTCCGGGGTGACAATGACAACATTCTGGATGTGGCTCCCGACACCATCCTGATCCCTGAGGATGCCGAT